CTATTGTTTGGCCAGATGGTCGTGTTCTTCAATTTAGCCGCAATGGCAAAGAGCTTGTAAACTTTGAACATATCAAACAAGAACTTGCACTAAACGCCAAGACATTCTCCGAACCAATTGTGTTAGATGGTGAAGTAATGAGTTCTAGTTTTCAAGACCTAATGAAACAGGTTCACCGTAAAGACAATGTTGCAGCCAGCGACGCAGTGCTGTGGTTGTTTGATATATTACCGTTGCGGGCATTTGAATCAGGCCGTTTTGATATGAGCCAGAAAGATCGTAGTGTCTGGTTACACAATTGGCATGATAATCAACTCTACAAATCAATGTCACATGTGAGATGTTTGGATCAAGCAATTGTTGATTTGGATACCGAACAAGGACAAAATCTGTTTCGCATGTACAATAAATCAGCCATTGAAAACAAATACGAAGGTATCATGATCAAGGATCCCGATGCTGTTTACGAGTGCAAGCGTACTACAGCATGGCTCAAGCTCAAACCATTCATTGAGGTCAGTTTGGCAGTGGTTGATTTAGAACAAGGTACTGGTCGCAACGAGGGCAGGCTAGGTGCTATTATATGTGAAGGCGAAGACGATGGTCGTAGAATTCGTGTTAATGTGGGCAGTGGCTTTTCCGATAGCGACCGTGATAGTTTTTGGGCAGCCAGTGATCGGCTACATGGACAAGTGGTTGAAGTACGGGCCGATGCTGTTACTCAAAATCAAGATGGCACTTACTCTCTACGGTTTCCACGTTTCCTACGGTTTAGAGGATTTGCAGCGGGCGAAAAAATGTAAAGGTTTAGTCATGGAAAAACAAGCAATCAAAGAACTCATGTATGGCGGCGTCAAAGAAATAATGAACAACAGCCGTTATTATTATCGCAGCAGCACAGGGCGACAATTCAGTTCATTTACTGAAAACGGCAAAATGGCCATACAAGAATTTGTAACCGAAATAGCAGCATATATAACAGATGCAGAAAATGCAGAATTAGATCAACGAGCCCGAAACATGGTGCTAAAAGAACTGAAAGGAAACTAAATGGCCAATTGGAAAGTATCAACCTATTACAAAAAATCATGTGAGGAACATGAGCATTATACCAAAGACGATCAAACCATTGTGCGCAAAACAGGATACCGGGGGTGCTCGTTCTACGTAGAAACTACAGACAACAACCCACCTGAATTTGAATTTGATTACGTGCCTGGTGGGGACGGAAACAAAGACAGCATTGACATGTACAATTGTTGTTACAACAACATAGAATCAGTTGAACTGGACTCAATGTGGGATGGTTGTTGGGAAGATATTGATTTTCCCGAAGACATGTCGGAAGAAGAACAAGAACGTTTGTTGGAAGTGATTGAAGAACACGGTGTTTACTCAGCACTGGAAGATGAAGAAGGTTGGACACAGAGCGAAACTGAAGCTTGGATATGGGGTCCTATTCTAATCGAGGACGGTGAAGGTAATCAAGTCAAGATCATTTGTGCCGACGATACGGGCAATGTCGTAGAATTCAAAGAGGAGGAGTAACTATGGGATACGATTCACGAGCAGTAAAAATTCACAAAATGGAAAAAGCAATGGCCATTCTCTGTTTTGACAAAGATCGAGAGCGTCATATAATTAGAGAACTGGTTAAAGTAAAGGAACAGTCCAATCGCTCACGTAGTAATCGGTCAAAAGGAACAAAAGAAGAGGATTAATTGGGACAGTTTTTTTTACAAACTGCAAAATATCTTGACCAACTTGATCCAGCATCAGTTGGTCAATTTATTGAAATAGGTACCAGTCGCAATGGTGACGATGGTAGCACAAAAGTTATTGCACAATGGGCCGATCGTTTTGATCAAAAGCTTTGTACCGTTGATATTGATTACGAAAACATTGATTTTGTTACTAGCTTAAATATACCCAACCTAAAAACATATTGGGGGTCAGGGGAAAGTTTTTTTAAAAGTTTTCCTGCACATCTTGGCCACATAAGTTTTCTTTATCTGGACAACTTTGATTGGGATTGGCATCCAGAAAATTCTGAACAATTTGTGATTGAGCAGCGTGTTAGATACGATGAATTGGGTCTGGTGATGAATAATGTTAACAGTCAGCGAGCGCATTTAGATCAAATGATAGCTGCACTACCCTATATGGCTGATCAAAGTCTTGTAGTATTAGATGATACATGGTATAATAAATGGTGGGGTCATTACTCTGGTAAAGGTGGAGCAGTTGTTCCTTATCTACTATCGTATGGATACAGTATTTTAGAGACTGAAGAATATCCCAAATATGGCACAATAATGGGGAGAAATATAGTATGAAAAGTTGGACCTTAACTATCGAGGAGGATCCTGAAACTGGGGATCTTGTGCTTCCATTTACACAAGAAATTTTAGATGAACTCAAATGGAAAGAAGGTGATGTGCTGGATTGGATAGACAACAAAGATGGTTCTTGGAGTTTGGTAAAGAAAAAAACAAGAAAGAATAAAAAAGTTGTTGCAAAATCCAAAACTATTTAATATAATACTTGAATGCTGTCCTACAGCATATCTTATTTAGGAGATATTTAATGTTTGACCTTAATACAAAACAAGGTAAGTTGTTCCGTGCTCTCGTCCTTGACGGTGAGTCCCTGACTGCTAGCCAGATCACCAAGCGATTCTCAATCAAGAATCCACGTGCTACCATCAGCGAAATTCGTTATGCAGGTTTTCCTGTGTATGCTAATACCCGTAAAGCAGGTAATGGCGTTCGTGTAACCGAATACCGTCATGGTAAGGCTAGCCGCAAGATCATTGCAGCTGGTTACAAAGCCATTGCAATGGGTCTAGTTGATTAATTAATCAACATAGAAGAAGAGCTCGCTTCGGCGAGCTTTTTTTTTGAATAAATATTTTTTTTGTATCTCCGGTTTTAGTAACAGAATCTTTTTAAAAGAAATTAATAGTAAAAATGAAAACAATTTGGTTGTATAACGAGCTACCAATATTTAGATTTGAATTAAGACCATTGATTTCAAAATTAAAAGAAGAATTTTTAGAATATAACTCAGATTATTTCACTACATTTAGCAAAGGCGAAGCTTATAATAATCCGTTATTTGACTCACAGTCAACAATGAGTAAAAAAGACGCATGGCGTGTCAGTGATCTTCGTTACGCTTGGCCTGAGCGAAATATTGTAAATAATTGTTTTGCTGACCCAGCTATTGCTAAAAGATTTCCAACTGCTACTGCATTGGTTACAAAATATATAGATCATTGCAATGTTTGTAGTTATAGCAGCATGGAAGCTAATTCAAATATTATTCGTCATACAGACTTAGAAAATCGGGACAGAAAATTCGTGCGGATTCATGTACCTTTGATAATTCCCGAAGGCGACGTTTTTTTAGAAGTAAATGGTGTTGTACTAAAATGGGATAATATATTCGCTTTTGATAACGCAGGATATCATAGTGCTTATAACAACACATCAGAAAGAAGATTAATTTTTATTTTAGACCTTAGTAGAAAACTACTAGGAATACCACCTGAAATACCATATGATCTAAACTCATATGAAAGCATGCCGCAGTTTGTCAGAAAAACTTAAAACTATTTTATCCTAAACACGATTTTGTAACGGAACTGTAATCTTTGTATGTTTAAATATTATTGTGCGATGCACACATAATGGAGATTACAGATGAAAAAACTTTTAGCAATTGTATTTGCTACGTTCGCAGTCGCTGCCACAGCAGCAGAATTTACAGGAGCGGGAGCTACGTTCCCTTTCCCAATCTACGCTAAATGGGCAGAAGCCTACAAAGCACAAACTGGTATTGGTCTAAATTATCAATCAATTGGTTCAGGTGGCGGTATCCGTCAAATCAAAGCCAAGACAGTGGATTTTGGTGCCAGCGACATGCCACTCAAGAAAGAAGAATTAGACAAAGAAGGTCTTGTTCAATTTCCAGCAATCATTGGTGGTGTTGTACCAGTATTCAATCTAGATGGTGTTGATACAAACAAGTTAAAACAACAAAGTGCTCAACAGGCACAAGCAGCACAGGCTGACAAACAAACATCCCAACAACAAATTGCCGCGACACAAGCGGCCAACGCAGCAAAAGCCAAACAAGATGCGGCTGTAAAAGCAGCAAAGGACGCTGCTATGGCTAAACCAGGATTTCAGCAGACAGCAGCGGACAA